TCTGGATCAGGTGGTTCTTCAGGGTTTACAAACTCAACACTTACTACACATCCAGCGGCGGACGGTAATAAGAGTTTAGGGACCGGATCTGATGATGTAACAGAAGAAACACCATTTACCGCTGGCGGCGCTGATGCATTTGGGGTCAGTTTAGGATTAGTGTATGACCAAATGGAACCAATTGGATCTTATGTAACACTTGATCTAGGCGACGCAGAAGCCTATGTAGGTGCGTAAAAATAATAAATAATAGAACAAACAAGGAAACAATAGAAAATGCCTACAGTATTACAACTTAGAAGAGGAACAACAGCACAGAACAACGCATTTACCGGAGCGGCAGGTGAGATATCTGTAGACACTGATAAAGATACTGTAGTTGTGCATGACGGATCATTAGCAGGTGGATATCCATTACTTGGATATACTGCACACACTGACATAAAAAATGGACAAGCTGACGGAGTTGGAAACATTGGCAATGCAAGTGTAGGATTTAACACATTACATGCTATATCAACATCAGCACAGTATGCGGATCTGGCGGAAAAATATACAACTGATACTATATATGATTCAGGAACAGTAGTAGTTATCGGTGGAAATGCAGAGCTAACAGCATGCAACACAGTTGCTGATCACAAAGTGTTAGGCATTGTTTCTACAGATCCAGGGTATAAAATGAATCAAAAAACTGAAGGTCAGGACATTGCACTAACAGGTAGAGTTCCTTGTAAAGTAACAGGACCAGTTGTGCGTGGAGACTTATTAGTAACATCTGAAGTAACAGGACATGCACAAGCATGGGACTCTCAAAACTTTGTTCCTGGATCAGTGGTCGGTAAAGCACTAGAAGCGAAAGCCAGTGACGGCCCAGGTGTTCTAGAAGTAGCAGTAGGTAAAGTATAACATGGAAGAGCGTTATCGCTCAGACTACGAAGGCGAATTTATTATAACTAAGTCCGTTATTCGTGGTGGTAAGAAAATTCAAGACAGGGAATGGATCGAAAATCCTATCCAAAATCAACATATCTCAGGTCGTGCTGTTTGTATAGCAGACGGAGAATCCAGATCAAAATTTTTAATACATCGACTTCAAGATCACAGTGGTGGTTTATTAGGGAAACTACGATTACAGTCATACGGTATCGGACGAGTAAGTGATGAAATAATTTGTAACTTTTACATATCTCGCAATACAGAACAGTTAGAACAAGTCATTGAAAAAGAATACACAGTGCATACTGTTTGTTACACATCTACTAAAAATTGTTTAACATATCCTGGAGAATTTTATCTAGTTCCCTATAGAGTATTAGGCAGTGATCCGCTATTAGCGGCATATATTGCATGTTTTGATGGACACAAAGAAATATTTCTTTTAGGATATGACTATATTGACGACAAGTCAACTACATCAGAAATAACTGAATTAATGAACACGTACAAAGGTACAAAGTTTACAAGAGTTAGTGCAGGCGTTAAAAAAGACCAGTTTGATAACCAAACTCCTGAAGAATGGAAATGGTGTTCGAACTTCAATGAAATGAGTTATCTTGAGTGGATTAGTTACTGCGACGTGTAGAGGGACTGTTCTACTGTTTCAACTTTTTGTTTTACTTCTTCAATATTAATTGTAGACCACAGACCAGGATGTAACGGCTTTGGTATACTATTTTTATCAATCCACGCATACCCGTAATGCTCAGAATTTAAGGTAGGAACAAATTCATCATTAACAACACCAAAGAATGTATGATATATAAAACGATTATCTGCTGATGTAAATTGTTCTATAGGCATAATTTTTTCTGTAACAGGAAACTTACCGAGCTCTTCAGTGCATTCTCTTGTTATCGCATCTAATAGACTTTCTCCAGCCTCAACTTTTCCGCCAGGCAATCCCCATGTCCCAGGATGCTTGTGATCATTTCTTAATAGATAAAGATAACGTCCGGTAGATTTAGAGTAAAACCAAATACCAGTAGCGTTTAGAATACTAGGCTCCATTCGCCTCCTCTGTATAGTCCTTGATAACTTTTAACCCACAACGTACCAGTCCACTTGTATTGAATACTAGTAGTAGTGTTGGTTATAAAGTCAGTGATGTCTGAAGAATAATCAGGAGTACGTTCACTGGCGTTAAATGATATAGTCCAGGCTGTGCCGTTATATTCAATGATGTCGTTTGCTGATGCAACTAAACTGCCCCAAGCAGGTGCTGGAGTAGTATTAGTACTGTCCCCTATTGCTTCTGTTAATAGATAACGTTGTCCAGTTGCGGCCGCAACTAGTCCTTCTCCAGGTCCACTAATAGTTGGATCAATAACAGCAGTTAATGCATCTAATGTATTTTGTGGAATAGTATCACTATCAATAGTAACCAATAATAGTCGATCATCTGTTGGGTGTATTGCTACAGTTCCTACAATTTCAGTAGCAACATAATCTGATTCTAATCTAATTTGTGAGATACCAGTTCTTAATGCACCATAGTTATCAATAAATGCTGACCATAATACATTATCGTCTTGTGTAGTAGATGCGTCTAGTGTTCCTTCCGCTGGATCAACTCGCTCGCTTCTTAACAATTGTAGTTGATTACCTATTAATACAACCTGATAACCAAATGGTGTAATCTTTTGTCTAGTGCCTAATAGTAAATCATCATTGAGTAACGCTTCATTAGCGTCACCATTAGCATCAAATATACTAGAAACAATTTTATGTACAACTCCGAGTTTCTTAACTTTTGCTGGCGGACTAATCCATATTGGAAGTTCAAATGTTAATGTTGCAACATCAATATTATCATCAGTCCCTACAGGTATCGATCTTGAACTCCAGTTAACATCACCTAATTCAACAGTTGATAAACTAGTCCAATCGATATAGTTGTCTGTTGATTGTATTTCCATACTTGGATTAAACAATGCTAATAATTGTTCTAATAGCTGTAACTTCATTGTAGTGTTTGATGTCCATATATCTAATTGTATACTTAGGTTATATGGTACTGGCATTAGTCTCTCTACTGTAAATGCGTTACCTTGGGTCTTCTCAAATGATTGGGAATTTTCGTCCCAATTTCTTTGCTTAAATGATTTTTTATCAACAAAGTAAGGTTCTTGAACACGCTCACGAGCATATTTTAATTCAGTAACGTGAAAGGTCATCATCGGAACATTAGGCAGTTTATTTTTTGAATTTTCTGCAATAATAGTTGCGGCCTGCCTACTAGCATCTCCATACCTAATAGGTACTCTAGTTAATGTCGGTGCACCTGATGAGTCCCTACCATATTCAACTTGAAAGTTTGAAAACATTCGTGTGAATTGTAATAAGAAACGTCTTATTTGATCATCATAAAAGAAAGATTGTAATTGTGATGCCATTAGTTGTCCTTAGTAGGTTTTAACACATCACTTAGTGCCTGCCTACTTGGTATGTTGCCCCGTTCCTTAGTGCTAATAACATCAGCATTATTAAAGAATGAGCTTTGTTGAGATTTATTTAATGCACCCGGAGTTAACTCTGTTCTTACGTTGTCTTCTACTTTCACCCATCTTGCTCCATCATATCTAAATAGTCTGTTTGGAAAGAAATCTAATCTTAACGCATAGGCTCCTGTTGCAGGATTGCTAGGAAAACTAATTCCTGGAGTAACTGGTAAGCCGTTTGGCGGTACATCGTTCCCTGTATTATAACCAACTAAGTATCCATCAACTTTAGGAGTTACTCCTGGAATACTTACGCCATCAGCAGTAACAGTAGCTGGATTAGCTGGTTGTCCAGCTACAGTAGCAGTAACATAAAATGCAGTATTATCGTATCCGCTCTTAGGAACTTCAACCTCTGCTTGTTGTACAATAGCATCATTGATTGATAAATTTTTATCTTTAGTTGATAAAAAGTCTTCTAATGTACCTGCATCTGGATTATCTGGATCCATTGGTTTGTTAAGTATATCGTCAAACTCTTGACTTGCAGTTAACGGTGTTACTTTAACACGCCATAGATGAGGCATCCACGTTTGTGAGAATCCTTCACTGGCAAAACTAGCGTCTTGGATTACATAAAACTTAGGTAATGCTTTTGGCCCACTTGTATCTAGTGGGTGGTAATCTTTTAAATTTGGCACTTCGATAACATCGCCGTTCATGAGCTTACGCCCTAAGTTATCAACCATGTCGTTATAGTGGAATGTTATGAATAACGTATCACCGTTTAAAAATAAACCAAACTGACTTAGATCAAAGTCAATATCTTGTACATTATAAACTCCACGCATGGTGTAGATACTGTCGTCATAGTTCCGATCTCTATTTTCTAAAAATAGTAAATCTTCTATAAACAGTGGGTTTGACTCATCATATGTGGGTCTTGTTGCGTCGCCACCTTCGTGCCCTTCTCTAGTAGAGCTATCTCCTACTACCTTAGGCCCAAGGTATTTGTGTACAAAGATATCTAATCCACCCACAGTATACATCTCGTGGATAGTCTTGTCTAAAAACTTATAGTCATTAGTCTTTGTTGATTTGTAATTTGATAAGCGAGGCATTTAGTTTGTTCCTTGTATTACGCCACGCACATTCTTCTGTTTAGCTCGTGCCGCTTTCATTTTAGCGATAGTTTTAGGCGAATGTTTTCTACCAGGCTTAGTTCTTTTACTTATATGTTCAGGTGTTTGTTTACGTCCCCTTAATCCTAAATGAGGTTTTCCTTTACCCGCCCTAGACATATTTGCTTTAGCTTCAGCGGAACGTTTAGCACCTTTATGTGTAGCACGTATTTTCTCAATAGCTTCTTTAGTATGAGTTTTGCCGTACATAGGATTATTCTTACCTAACATAAAATCTCTTTTAATTTTACTTCCTTCTATCTTAATATTCTCAAATATTCTAGAGGAAATCTTGTATCTTTTCTGATAATCATTTTGTCTGTACAGCATACAGCTAAACGCATTCCATAGTTGATACTGTGTCTTTTTGTTATTAGTCATCTTAGATAACAGCCAATGACATATAAAATGCTCTCTCGCTGTTAACTTAACTAAGTTAGCAGTACTATCATCACCGCCTATACATTTAGGAAGTATGTGATGTGTTTCTGTATAGCCATTAAACGTTCTGCCGTTAGCAGTGTTTATAATGTTGTTATACCAATTTGTGTATTTAGATTTATTAACCATACAACTATTTATCGAACCTTTTGGTTGACCATAAAATAGGAAAGTATTATAATAGCTTGACTATTTAAATGAAAGGCAGTAAAGTTCACTAAATGTTACAAATAGACACATCACAAGATTGGCCCGGGATAGAGCAAGATTTACAAGAATCAACCAAAAATCTATCCTTAACAGTACGAAAAGACTTAGAAAAGATAAACAAAAACATCTGTAGTCTGATTTCTGAGTTAAGTAAGTCTGAAGTTGATTGCAGAAGAGCACACAAACCTACTAGGCAATTTATAGAAATAAGAGAGAACTGTAACACTATGATTAAAGAATATCAAAACATGATTATTATGGGAGCATTACTTTGACATTTAAAGCTATTAAACCGCAAATAGAAGATATGAAAGCAAAAGGACCCGAGCCGGAGTTTAAAGAACAGCCAGACCCAGAAAATAGACAATCAGCAATAATGTGGTCGTACAACTGGTATTCTTATATCTGTGACAAAAAACAAGCAAAGAAATGGCTAGTGCAATGGCTAACAACAAATAGTCATACAATACTCCTAAAATCATTTTCGTCTATAAAAGATAGTTGGATTCCTCAGACCGCGGCTTGGCTAGTTAGAATGCAAGAAGCCGGACTTGAACTAACTGCTAAAGAAACATCATATATCTTAGATGCTACAGAGCGTGCAATAACCAGTAACAACGAGAATAAAGAAGATAGTGTCAACGAAGAGAAGACTAAAACAAATAGACCTAACATACAAGAAATTATGATAGAGCGAGCACATGAAGCCGCTGGTGATATTGATGAGGTATGGGACACCTACGTTAGTGGTGATATAAAAGCAAGTGAAAAGCCAAAGATACAACAATTCTTAGCGGCCAAAAATGTTCTGGCTCAACATGTTACTATTATTAAAGACCAATGGATTAAGCACCAAAAAGAAATACAGGACGCTGTGATTGGCACAGATGCTGATTTAAGCGAAGGATATAGTTGCTATACCAAGACTCAACAAAAGAATATGATCAACTACTGTGCGGCGATTATAGCTGAACTAGACGCCTATCATCAGAGTAAGAAAGCCAAGGTGGGTGTTAGACGTAAAAAAGCAGTAAGTCCTGAGAAGCAAGTATCTAAATTAAAACTGTTAAGAAAGTTTGAAGAGTTTAAATTAGAAACAGTAGATCCCACCAGGATACTTACTGCTAGCGAGCTTTGGGTTTATAATACGAAAAATCGCAAACTACAATATTATGTAGCCGACGATTATGCTAACACTTTTACAGTTAAAGGTGCAAGTATATTAGGGTATGACACAAACAAGAGTTCTCAAAAAACTCTACGTAAACCAGCAGACACTCTCAAAGAATTACGAGGTGCAGGCAAACCAGACAGTCGCAAACTATTTGACACTCTCAAAACAACGTCAACAGCAGTTAATGGTCGGTTCAACGAAAACTTAATTATTATTAAAGCAACCTAACTATCATTCTCCGATAAATAGTTGTAACGGAGAAACCAATGGCAGACTTAACCACATTAAAACAAGAAGTATTTACATACGTTGCTAATCGCTTAGGTGAAGGCATAGTTGATCTTGAACTAGACCCAGCTCACTATGAAACATCGTACGAAAGATCGCTTAACACATACAGAACAAGAGCACAGAATGCGTATGAAGAAAGTTATTCATTACTCTCTCTGGTTAAAAACCAAAATACTTATGTACTACCAGCTGAAGTCCAATCAGTAAGACAAGTTTTTAGACGTACAATGGGAGATAGTACAGGAGGACAAGGAACAAGTTTTGATCCGTTCTCATCAGCAACATTAAACGTCTACTTGCTTAACTATACTAACGCCGGCGGATTGGCAACTTTTGAAATGTACACTCAATACGTTGAAATGGCAATGCGTATGTTCGGCGGTTATATGAATTATAACTTTGCTCCAGTAACTAAACAATTAACAATAATGCGTGATCCTAAAGCATCCGGTGA